GATGTTGAGAAAAAGTACAATAAAATGATTGGAAAAATACGAGTTGTGATCGAACATATTAATAGTCAATTGAAAACATTTAGAATATTAAGTGAACGCTATCGAAATAGACGGAAAAGATTCGGTTTACGCATTAACTTAATCGCTGCACTGGTAAATCGGATGAACTTGCAATAACGACTTTCGCAAGAGGTCTATTAATTATATTTTCATTATTCTTTTTTCTTTAGGCATTTAAGTATTTGAACAATTAAGCGGGCACTCTTCATTTTTCTGCCTTCTTCTTGATAGTACTGTTCAAAAAGGGCATAGAAGGAGATATGGATTTTTTCAGGCTCAGGATTAGCATATTCAGATTGTAATTCTAATAATTTTTTAGCGGCGCATTGTTCACACTCACTCGCTGTATCTCGAGTAGGCGTATAACGTTTGCCTAGATAACGAACAGTGATGCGCCACGCCGTCCCCGCGTTTAACTGGCTTTTGCATAATAACACTCCAAATTTCATGGTACTGCAATGGAAATATAAAGCGTTTTTTTAATGCGAATTTTGAATTGACCAATAGACAATAAAAAAACCACCTAATTCTTTCGAATTAAGTGGTTTTTAAATTTTGGAGCGGGAAACGAGACTCGAACTCGCGACCCCAACCTTGGCAAGGTTGTAATATTTTAAATAAATCAATTGCTTAAAATTGAGTGGTGGCGCAGTGGTGGCAGGACAATTTATTGTAATAAAATATTTAAATTACCTGCATTTTGTTTAAAATAATTCTTATTCATTGGTACCTAAATTTAACATGAAAAAATTTAAAATTATATGCACCCTAATTTTTAGCTTTTTATTTTTTTTAAGTTGCTCAATTTTCTTTAAGCATCAATTTAATATTGATGGTGATTATCTTTCTGCATTTTCAACAATTGTTGCTGCTACTGCTGCATTTTATTTTTATACCGATTGGAAGGATGAGCATAAATTCAATCTATTGAAACAGCATCAGGACTATTTAAAGATCAAAGGGGCAAAATTGCTTGATCATTTTAGAAAATCTCAGGTGTTGTTTGCCACGATTGAAGGTTCTACTGTGCAAGAAGGTGAAAAGAAATGGATTGATGCTTGTGTTGAAATTAGATTGTTCTCATCAGAATTAACAAATATTCAAAAATCCCTCCTAGAATATAAAAGTTGTCTTTCTACTTTTGACTCAAATGAAATTTTGGAAAAACATAGGGATAGGTTGGAGAAATACAGTACTAGAATTTCGCAAATTAATGATGAGTTTGTATCTAAACTTCCATTTTATACTATAAGTACAAGTCCGCAGTGTTCAGATGTTTTGGAAAGTTGGAGGGATTCCATAATAAAGTTTGATTTTTTTTGTTCTGTAGAAATGTCTGATTTTTATTTTAAATACTTAAAAACAAAATAAATAAAGGGGCATAAAGCCCCTTGTTAGTTTTTGCGTCTTGCTTGCCTTTGGGCTTTAGCCTTATTTAGATTATCTAAAATTGGCATGACAGTCGCAGGACTATAAAGGTGCTTCCCATCACTGCCAAGATTAAACGCTCTTAATTCATCAATAATGGTCTTTCTAGATAAATTATACCGTTCCATTAGCCATGAAGCAGGCACACGGTTCGGTATTTCTTCCGCTTTAATTTCCAAGACTTTCCCAATATTTGGTACATCGTCATGTATAAAAATTTGAGGCGGTTTTTCAGATTCAACTACAACAATATATTTTCCCATTACGCTACTTCTCCAATGCTAATTAAAATTTCTTCTGGTAAATCGTCGGTGCCTTTTTCAATTAAACTTCGCATCTCTTTTTCATAGCCTCCATTAATAAATCTTGTACTTCGCGTTTTGACTCACGGCGTTCCATAACAATTTCATCCATCGTGTTTTTTGCAATGATGTGATAGATGTAAACAGGGCGGTCATAACCCGCTTGCGCTTGGCGTGTTGGTCCAATACGTTCGATAATTTGTTGGTATTGTTCTAAGTCCCACCAGTGAGAAAAGAACACAAGGATGTTTCCACCGTCTTGCAAATTAAGCCCGTGGCCTGCGCTTGCAGGATGAGCAAATAGCACAGGGATTTTGCCTGCGTTCCAATCGTGAATCGTTTGCGGGTCTTTATCTAAATGGCGACCTTTTGGAAATGCTTTTAGTAAACGCTCAAGGTCGCTTTTAAAATGGTATGCAACTAACACAGGCATGCCTGCTGCTTCTTCAATTACTGATTCAAGCGCCTGAATTTTTAAATCGTGAATAGGGTGCCAAGTGCCGTTTTCATCTGTGTAAATAGAACCGCTTGCAATCTGCAAACACTTCATTGTTTTGGATGCTGCATTGAATGCTTCAACTTCTAATGTTTCAGCAAGTTCAACGAACATTTCTTTTTCCATTTCTTCATAGGTTTTACGGGCTTTGCCAGTAAGCTCTACTTCGATCGGGTAAACGATCGGCTCTTTGATATTGAAATAATCTTTAGCCTCAATGCTTAAACATACGTCATTAATTCGTGCATGAATTTCGCCTTGACTATGATCGAACGGCACAAGGTTAACAGCGTTACGATCGTCACCAACTACGACTTTTTGAAACCAACGATCTGTAAATGAGCTGAAACTTGTGCCTAATCTTTGTCCACGATCAATGAACCATATTTGACCCCAAAGGTCTTTAAGTCCGTTGGGTGCAGGCGTTCCCGTTAATTCAATGAATCGTTTGACTCGAGTATGTGCAACTTTACCTAAGGCGCGTGCACGTACCGAACCTTGTCTTAAACGAAAACCTTTTAGCTTTGTGCTTTCATCAGCGACCACTTTTGTAAAAGGCCATTTGCTGCCTAGAAAATCAATTAACCATGGTAGATTTTCATAGTTAATTGCGTACGCATTTGCTTTTTGTTTTAAAGCACGTACACGGTCTTCAGGTGAACCAACTACCGCCACAACTTTATAATCTTGCAGGTGTTCCCATTTCTTAGCTTCATCGGGCCATGTAGTTGCAGCAACTCGCAAAGGTGCAACAACGAGAGTCGGCCCCGGCTCAAACAATTCGAGAATTTCTAAAGCGGTGAGGGTAGAAAGGGTTTTGCCTAGCCCCATGCCAGCGAATACAGCGCACCGTTCATTATCAAGAATGTGATTGATAATGTCGTATTGGTATGGTTTAAAAACAACTTTAAGAGGCATTTTTTCTTGCCTCCAACATTTTTGGTAAATGGTGCTTAATGTGTTCGCTTTGGGTCATAACCTCTAAATTTTCAGGACGATTATCAAACTTGTTACCATTAATGTGGTGGACGATTTCACCCTTTGCTAAGGCTCTGCCTATTTTCTTTTCTGCAATAACTCTGTGTTCATGACGTTGTCTAAATTTGCGATAGGCCCTATTCTGTCCAGTTCCTCGGAGCGCGGAGCCATCGTTCATTTGCCCACGGCGGGATTGTTCTTCAGATGAAAACATCCGAGTGTGATGCCCGTGCTTGTAAGTGTATGAAGTCATTTCACCACAACCGCATGCACATGGCTTTCGCTTTTCTAACTGTTTGATGGTGTGATAGTGCTTATTGCAGACACCTTTGCATCTAATCGGGCTATTACAATTCTCAAATGAACAAATTTTCTCTGTCATCTTAGTAACTCCTCAATTCGCTCTATGCTGTCTATAACTTCAACTCGTTGGCCCATCTTGCGCATGCGTTCATGTTCACGTGCTTGGGCTGCGGTTGGCTTTTCCTTTGGTGCCTTTAGCTCTGCCCAAAAAGTATTGTCTGGTAGCATTACCAGACGGTCGGGCGCAGAGTTGCGGCTAATCCATTTAACCTTGCGGACTTCGCCCCCTAAGGCTTTGACCTTGTCCACAAGGTATTTTTCAATTACTGATTCGCGCATATTTACGCCCGTAAAGGCATAAGCACCGCACGCACGTTTTTGATTTCAGTACTTAAAAAATCAATATGTGCAGCGCTTGAAGGTCCAACGGTAGGAGTTACTTTGACTTGCGGTACCAAACTTTTATCGCCAAGTGTTTTTGCAATTTTTTGGAAATCGACTAAGTATTTCCAATCGAAAGTAGGGTAATCGCCTTTGTACACATCGCCTTTTTCTTTAGGGATAACACGCTGCCATGCAGGGAATTTGTTGTCGAAGGCTCTAAAACGTTCGTTTATATCTGTGCCTAATACTTCCAATGTTCCGTCAAGCCCGTCTAAAGTTACTTTTACTAACTTTTTAAGGTCTTTAATTCCTGTAGCTTTCTTAGCAAGAAATTCAATTGCATCACGTGGAATAATGACTTGTTGAAGTTTGGCATCTAGTCCTTCAACTTCTGCGTAAAACATTCTGTGACCGTCGGTTGAAACAACATGTCCTTGGTCAATAGCAACACCCTGTAAATAATGACGTACGTCTTTTTTGGCTGAGCAAATAACAGCAGCTTTTAAAGTTGCCAAAGGTATTGAAAATTTAATCATGGTATTAATCCTTCTTATAGCGATATGACTCAAAGCCCGCTGCAGCTAAAGGCAAATCAAGTGCCCATTCGGGATTGGTAGCAAGCAGGCTTGATAAATGTTCGTGGTTGTATTCAGGTACGTCATCGGCTTCTGTAATCACTTCATCGTGTACAGTTAAATCAATTTCGTAACCTGAAATCTCGATTAATGGCATGTTGTGACCGAGAACATCACGTGCAACTGCTTGCGTAATGTTCTCAGCAAACTTACCGCCATAGGTGTAAAGGCGTTCCCATTTACGTGTGTACTGGTTATTGCCCATGTAAGAAATTCTGTTGTCGTCCGCTTTTGCACCCGGATAACAAAGGAAACGACCGCTTGGCAATTTGATGTAAAGCCACGAGCCTTTTTTAATGAAAATAACTTTGCGACATGGAAAGGGCTTATCGGGGTTGTTAATGGCATTAATTGCTGCCACGCGAAGCTCATTCCACCATGCACTAATATTTGGATGCGCATAACGCCATGAGCGTTTGAACGAATCACACACTAACCATGTGTTTTTCTTTAAACCGAAAGTGGTGCGCTTTTCTTTCTTATGCCATTCCCAAGCGCGGATTGCTTCATTCATTATGCTTGGGTCAATGCTGTCAAAAGCTTGTGCGGCCATGTCGTCTAGGTCTAAGCCGTAAGCAGCTGCAAACGTTAAAAATGCACCTACACCGCCTTCGTAACCTAAAGCCAATTCCTGAACCTTACCGACTTGGCGTTGTTCTTTGTCTACGTCTTCAGGTGATACACCAAACGATTTTGCATAAGCCAATTTATAAAGGTCATGGCCTTCGCCTGCATCAAAGTCATAGAACGCTTTGAGTTTCCATGTTTCACCCGCAAGCCAAGCTAGGGCGCGGCCTTCAATGTTTGATAGATCGGCTACAACGAGTTTTTTGCCTTCTGGCGCACAGATACAACCGCGAATTGCAGAGCTTGTTAGTTCCATGACGTTTTCATAGAACATATCCGCGCAGCCGATTTTTAAAGTCTCGATGCCTTCGTCAATTACATCTTGCTTGAGCGTAGGACGGGGTAGGTTTTGCGGTTGGAATAATCGGCCCGCCCATCGTCCTGTGCGCGATGCACCGTTAAACTGTAAAGTTCCGCGTAATCGACCGTCTGAGCTAACACCTTTAGCGAGCGCGGCGTATTTTGCTGTACTGGTAGTTGAAGCCTGTAAACGGATGGCAAGCAATTCGCGAACTGCAAGTGGCAAAGAGTCGTCATTAATACGGCGCTCTAAAGTTGATTTCTGCATATCTGGTAGCGAAACACCATGCGCTTCAAGAATATGCTTAAGCATTGCATCGCGTTGGGTAGCTGCCTGTACTTCACCATCGGTTAACGCAACGGTGCGTTTTGCCAATCCCTTTTGCGCTTTGTCTACTGCTTCAATTGCAGATTCAACAAGCTCAAGATCAATGCAAACACCACGGTCATTAATTTTTTGGTCAAGGTGCCAAAGTGCTAATTCAGCTCCACGATAATTCCACTTTGGAATTTTCTTGTGCAATTCGCGCATTGCTAAAATATCGTTCTTGGCATAATCAAGGAAACGCGCCCATTCAAGCGGATGCGTTTCACGGGTAGCGCGGCGTAATTTTTGATTAGCAGGGCGGGGCTTACAGAAAAGCTGAATAAGTTGTTTACCTGCTTTATCTTTTGCCTTGTCCTGATCAATCTTGAAAATCTCACAAAGAGAATCAAGCGAACCGGGTAATGAATGGCTTAAAGCCTGTACCATTGTGTCTTCCCAACGTTCGATTGGTAGAACAACATCAAGGCCCATTTTTGGCAAAGCATGACGTAAAACAGTACGGTCAAAATGTGAATTGTGAGCGATAAGTTTTACGTTTGGATTATTCAGTAATTTGCAAAGTTCATTTGATAAAGGATTTGATACAACGTCTTCAACATGAACAGGGCCGTCATTGAGCGCCCAAGCAAATACTGTAATTTCAACTTGTTCTGCATAAGCATGCGTGCCATTTTTAATTGGCACTTCGCAATATGTCTCAAGGTCAAGCCAAAGGATGTCTTGCATTTTTATAATTCCTATTTTGCTTTGGTAAAGTGAACGCAGAGGGTCAGCAATACATTCACTTTCCAAAGCAACCCGCATAATGCGAGATGCTTTTAGGGTTAGGCTTCGAAAACACCTTGGTAGAATTCGCCTTCAAGTTCGGCTAATTTTTCTTTCAAGATTTCGATAAATTGGTCGGCACGTTTTTGGTCGTGGTTGTCTTTACCTACAAAACGTAAAATGAATGTAGGTTCAGAGTCTTTTACCGAAATACGGAGGGAAATTACGATTGATTCAACTGGTAAGCCTTTGTAGCTTTCAGTGTTCAAAACAATTGCAGTAGGTAAGTTTTCATCAATACCTGAAGCTTCAAGGCTTTCTGCGGCGCTTCGTTGATAACCCATTTCATTTACATGGCTATTTAGTTCAGCGTTTTTGGCAATTTTTACTTTGCGAAGTGCGCGAATGCCTTTATCGAATGGGATAATAGTGTTCAAGGTTGAACCATCTTCACCAGTAGATTTACCTTGAAGGGTTACGAACTCGGCCCAATCGTCTAATAGATCGATTAAATTTTCTTGGTTATAACGGCGGATGTTTGCACTTTCAAAAGCAATAAATTCGGGCTTTTTATCTAAAACTAAAACGGCTGTGTCGTCAGCGTGACCAGGGTCTGCTTCGTTACCGATATTAAAAAATGCTTCAGCTTTTAAGGTGCCACGGGTATTAATGAAATTTTTTAAACCTGCAACACCACGAGATTTTGCATAATCCACAAAAGATTCGATGCTATCTGTTTGGAAAGTGCCGCGGAAACGGTCGCGCAAAGCATTAAATTTTTCAGTGCTATGTACTCTAAAACCTTCAGGTACGATTGCAATTGAAGCGGTTTTATCAACTTGTACAGGTAAGTTGCCTTGAGCCGCAATTGCTAACGCTGCGATTTTGTCTACTGATTGTTCCATGTGTTATTTACCTTATAAAGTTTGGTAGGAAAGGGATTAGCCGTTGATAAAGTCTTCGGCTTTGACGCGTTCAGGCATCAAAGACAACTTGCCGCCTTGAAGAACATGCATAGGGGTTTTACCGCTTGCATTTTCGTTTTTGTCACCTGTTTCGGTTGGGGCTTTGAAACTGATCTTGTGAGCAATTTCCACTTGGTTACTGTCAGAAATTTGGTTAACAGTTAATTCCAGAGTAACCTTGCCCGCTTTGCCGTGTGTAATTACCGAACCTGCAACGGTTGAAAGGAATAGACCTAATTGCTTTTCAGCTACACCGCCTTTTAGGTCACCAAGAAATTGAGGTACATCGGTTAAATTATTCATTGTTGTTTTCCTCATTTAGGATTTAAAAATTCGGGCCACACTATCGCAGTGACCGCGGTAAACGCCTCTTGAGTCAAGGTGCAAAATCGTTTACTGCCACGGTTATTTCCAGTATCGACACTCATGGCTTGTCGATTAGCGCCGGTCTCCTAACGCACTGGCTCACTCATATGCTTATGCGAATAACGGGTCCGCGCCTTCTTCATCTGCGCTTAGGTCTTCGAAATCGTCTTCAGACGCTACGCCACCACCTGCAAACGCTTCACCGTCTTTCAGGAATTGCACACCGCGAAGGGATGCATTGATACGTTTGCCGTAGTTGTTGTCTTGGCACCAAAGCTCAATCGCAGCATTCACGTAGCAACCTGCATACGGTTTGCCGTCTGCTTGAACTAACGGTGTTTTACCGTCACGATCGAAGATTGTTGGACGCGTTTTATTACGTGCTGAAATGAAGTAGTTACCTGCGTAACCTTCGTAATCGCCTTTAGTGTCACCATCGTGCAAAGCCATGCGGTCTTTGGTTTCGATTTCTTTTTTAACTTGAGGCCATTTTGCGCCCCATTTTTCAGCACCCATTTTTTCCATTGCTTTGCGGATTTCATCAAGCTGCGGATGATCACTAGCAAGGATGAAAGACGCAGAGAAAGCGGGGTCACCTTCGCCATTTACAGTTTTAGCTTCAAATAAAGCAGGGAAAGCAAGGCGTACATTGTTTAAACGAATTTTCATGGGTATTACTCCGATACTGTTAAATCTTCAAATTGTGGTTTCATGTCCAAAGCAGGACGTTTGTCGCTTTCAGGTGCGACAGTGGGTTTACCGTCCGCCTGAGTAATAAGGGCTTCAATTTTTGTCCATTGGCGCGGGCCGATAGCTTCATCTTTCTTGAGAGCTTCCGCCTTTGTTGGACTAATTAATTTCAGGTCATACATCTGTTCGGTTTTAAGGCGCATGCTCTTAAGCATTTTTTCTGCTTCTTCTGCATCAGTCCAAGCGCGATTACCTTTCTTGCCTTGAACCATCTTGAAGCCGGGTATTGCTTCACCTGCATGCATCTTTTGGTGAACCGCTGAATCGACCGCTTTAATCCATCCTTCGAGAAGGGGGATAACTGCATACATTCGGCTAAGCTGAGCGTTGGTTGCACTTACAACTTGTGCCGTTGCATTGGTGATTTCTTCTTGCAAATCGAGTTGGGTTAAATCCTCAAACTCGCCTGCAATGGTCTCTACCAAGTGCTTTTGTAGAGCAGGGCAAGTTGCCTTTGCTTTACACCAGTGGCACTGTTTCTCACCCGGATTAAATGAAGCTTCAAATACTTCGTTTGTTGCGCCATCGGGGTTTTCGACACCGTCTTCTAATGTATGGATAAAAGTAACTTGCGTTTTTGCTTCATTCGCGAAGTCGTAAAGCTCTTCAACTGTTAATACATATTCAGATTGATAGCCTAAGCGTGGTTGGTGAATGACCATTCGTACTTGTTGAAAGTCGCCGAACATACCGAACGTTGCCAAAGCACCTAAACCGTAAAGCGCAAGTTGCTCGTTGCCTTCTGCATCGACCTTTACGCCTTTACCGTATTTCAGGTCGTGGACCTGAATTTCAGTTTCGGTTAGAACAACTGCATCGCTTGTACCGAAAGAACCTTCTGCACCTACAAACTCGGAAAAATCAACACGCTGTTCTACAAGCAACTCGTTGCCTTCAGCTTGGGAACGCACCGCATCTAAATAGATTTGGACGTTCTCAACCATTTCTGCATCTACTGTGAAGAAGCTAGAAACAGCATTTTCAATTTCATTAATCCAAAGGGCATTGCCTTTGATAATGACAATTGTGTGACCTTCAAAATCAGCTGCATTCTTTTCTTGCTCTAAACATTCAGAAGCAAGGAAATGTGCAGCAGTGCCTAGATCGGCATGCTCTGAGCTGCTGTCAGGTAGGTCTTTCTCAAGAATTACGCTACCTGCACAACGCATCCAACGGTGAGCCGAAGAAGGACTTAATTTTGCATGTGCTGTCATGACTTAATCCTTATTGAGCTGCCGTAAAGCCTGCTGCAACTGCCAAAGCAATAATGATGAACAGGGCAAGGGTAAAACCAATTAACTCACCAACTCTAAACACGGCTTTGATTCGTTTATTTAAAAAATGGGTTTGAGTGTTCATGCGCATTTCCTTATGCAAGTGCTTTTTCGCAAGCTTCAATAACAGCCGCGTATTTATCCGTAGGGATTGTTGCAACCGTAGTAACGCCGACATTACTTAAGATTTTTAAAAGTGCAGCACGGTCTTTTTTAGCTACTGCTAAACAAGCGTCTTTCACTTCTTTTTCAGTGATTTCAGATTTAGTTGTTTCTTCAACAACTTCATCTTTTGGCTCTTCAACTGGTGCAGTTTCAGATTTGGTTTCTTGTACTTCTTCAACCTTTTCTGCTTTGGTTTCTTTAACCGTTTGAGTTTTTGCAGGGTTAGAAGTTGTAACTTCGGCGTTTTTAATTTCTGGCTTTGCTTCTGCCGTTTTGGTATCACCAAATACATAAACTTCGATGTTTGAAGCTTGTGCAACGATATCTTTTGAGTTTGTTAAACCCGCTTTGATAAGGTCTTGGCAGATTAGGCTGCGCCATGTATGAATATCTGTTGTCATGGTTTTTATCTCACTTGTTGCGTTTGTCTCAACATGATTGATAAGTTACTCACAACATTAAGTTGCGTCAAGTGCAACTTTTTAAAAATATGCATAAAAAAACCTGCTTTTAAAGCAGGTCATTGAATATTAATGAATTAAAGTTTTAACTAAATCTTGTACGGCGTTTTGCACGATATACATAGCGTACTGAATCGATAACTTGACCCACAAAAATACAATCTTCGTCTAAGGGAATGATGTTCGGAATAAAGTTTGGGTTGATGGCTTGAAGGTATCTTGAGCCGTCAGATTCAATGATTAATTTCTTAAAAGTTGCATCGGAATGTTTACGAACAACGATTACATCGCCCGATTGCATATCGGCATAATAAACAGATGGGTCTACTAAAATATAATCACCTTCTAAAAATTCAGGCTCATTACTAACGCCCTTTACTTTTAGATAGAAACAATCTTCACAACCATCATCGGGTGCAGGCAACCATTCTGTTACTTCTGATAAATCAACAGCTTCTGCATTTGTCCAAACGCCTGCTTGTACCCAAGAAAGTACAGGGAGCTTATTGTTTTTGCGAAGGCCTGTAACGTTAGGCTGTTCAATACCTTCAGCCATTTCAAATAGCGCTGACACTGTCACATTAAAAGCTGAAGCAATTTTTTCGAGCTTATCTATATCGGGAAATTGTTTACCAGATTCATAGCGGGAAACATTGCCCTTATCGACCCCTAACTTATCTGCAAGGTCTTGTTGGCTCATCTTTTTAGCTGCTCTCAACTGCTTAATTGCATTACCTAGTCCGGCCTTCATGTGTTTTTCCAAATGTGCGCTATTTAGCATTGTTGAGAAATTTTATTATTAAGTTTGCGTTTGACGCAATAAATTTCAACGCAACAAGTCTTGATAATTTGTTGCGTTTAATGCAACATGAGTCTAATTGTAGGATGAAAGGTAATTAAAAATGTCTACACCGCTTCGTCAAATCAGACTGAAAAATAATTATTCCCTTGCGGAAGTAGCGGCGGCTGTTGGTTCTGACGCGGGGAACTTATCGCGTATTGAAAAGGGCAATCAAAAGCCGTCCTTACAACTGGCAGCAGACCTTTCAAAGTTTTTTAACGAAGAAATCTCTGAGTTAGAGCTTCTTTACCCTGAACGCTATGTAACAGAAGGGTATTTCGAAGACCTCACACAAGAGGAGAATGCCGAATGACTGAAGGTCAAAAATTTGATAACGCTAAACCGCGTTTCTCGTTAATTCCAAAAGGTTCGCTTGCGCCCGTAATCAATGTACTTGAATTCGGTGCGCGTAAATATTCAGAAGACAATTGGCGCAAAGTTGCCAATGCAGAAACACGTTATTTCGATGCAGCTCACCGACACCTAAACGCATGGTGGGATGGACAAACGGCAGACCCTGAAACGGGTGAATCACATTTAGCGCATGCCGTTAGCTGTTTGCTTTTCATTTTAGCATTGGAACAAGAAAAGAGCTTGTCACGCCCGATTTGCGGTACTTGCGGATTTGCTCCTTGTGAATGCAAGCAGGTCTCTTATCCAGTTGAATGGGGGCGTTGATATGGATGCTAAAGATTTTATTCGTGAATATGGAATTGAAAAGGCTACAAAAGTTGTTGATGGCGCGCCTAGTAATGCTGAAAGTTTTCAAGATAGCTACTACTTCAGAACTAAGCCGCAATTTGAATTTCACAATGGTTTTCATCCTGTTTGGAACATAACGGATAACGATGGCGCGTATTTCAAAAAACGGGGGTTCGATCCTGTAGGGATTAATGATCTGAAAATGGTGCTTGAAAGTCTTCGCATCGTTGATCAATTCGGTGGAATAGAAAAAGCTAAGTTCAAATCACGAACCAAAGATGGGATGGGTTATTTAAAAGAGTGCATCGCGGATGTTGAAGCAATTTATACCAATCCTCAATTTACCTACACGGTTTTAACTGGCGCACAAGTTGGCTCAGTGCTTCAGCTCACGCCACAAATTGATGACATGGGTGACGATAGTAACTTAGATCATCACGTTTCACCTTTCTGTGAGGTGCGTGACGTATGAGTTATTTCAAGGAGCATGGAAAAACCTTACTTGCGCATCACTACATGATTGTGCCGATCAAGCAAGGTTTAAAACGTCCTGTAATGGATGGATGGCAAAACGTTCGGCTTACTGCAAGTGACATACCGCGCTTTGCTAATCAAGGCGTGGGCATTTTAACGGGTCAAGGACCTTTCCCGATTTGTGCAGTTGATATCGACGTAACAGACGCGGATTTATCACACCGTTTTGCAGAATGGTGCCGTGATAATTTAGGTGTGAGCTGTGAGCGTGTCGGGAATGCACCAAAGATATTACTGGTGTATAGAGCTGAAGATTCTGATTGGGGTAAATCAACTTCGGCGTGGTTTGCTGATCCTGCCGAAGTAGATAAACCTTTTAAAGAAATACACAAACATCGTATCGAAGTGCTTGGGCGCGGTCAACAATTCGTCGCGTACCATGTTCACCCCGATACGGGTAAGCCATATGAATGGGTTGATTTCTTCGGTGGGCTGACTGAATTTGCTGCTAACGCTTTGCCGACCATTACCAAAGAACAGGTCGAAGAAGCGGTAAAAGCTTTTGAACGAATGGCTGAAGAACACGGCTTTGTGCGTGTTAAAAACAGCAAGTCACGTATTGGTGCTTTGACGTCTAGCGAACTCGCGGATGAAGAAGATTTATTAATGACGACCACGGCAACAATCGGTTGGTCGTTGGATGATGCAAAAAAATATTTAGAACATATAGACAATGAAGATTATGACACTTGGCTTCGCGTGGGGATGTCTTTACATCATGAGTTTGACGGCAGTGACGTTGCTCTCGAACTATGGAATGAATGGAGTTCTACCGCATCGAATTACGTTAGCTTTGAAGAGCTCGAATACCGTTGGGGTACGTTTAGCGGTACGGGTTCAACCATCATCACAGCGCACTGGTTACTTAAAACAGGTCGTGAATCTAAACAAGCAAAACTTAGATTAGAGAAACGCCAAGTACTCGCTGACATTAAAAATCAGATCAATGATTGTCGTGACCAACAAGAACTTTTACAGGTTGTAGCCAAAGAAGCAGGCAAGGTGGCAGGTACTGACCTTGCTTTGCGCACTGAACTATCAGGCCTTCTTCGCCAACGCTTCAAGCAATTAACCAAGATCAGCATTTCAGCGCGTGAAGTGAATATCGCAATGGGCGGTCGAAAAGTGCAAATTGCACTTGATGATGCTCAAAAACGCCCGATGACCGAATTCGGTAATGCTTCACGAATGCTAGACGCTTACGGCAATGAAATTATGTTTATTGCCGAAACAAATACCTGGTATCGATGGAACGGCGTTTATTGGGAATCGTGCGTGAATATGGTCATCGAGCAGTATGCAAAGCAAACTGTTTTGGCTATGGGCGATGAGGCCAAAAAGATTGATGACGATGCACAACGTGCCGAGTTCTATCAATTCTGTGCAATGTCTCAAAAGGCATTCATGGTTAAAAACATGGTGACGCTTGCTCAATCCGACCCGCGTGTATTGGTTCCGATTAAAGAACTAGACAGTGATATTTATTTACTGGGCTGTGCAAACGGCGCAGTGAATTTGCGTGATGGTGAATTGGTTAAGCCTAACCAAGAATTGCTAATCACATATAGCACAGGTGTTGAATACAACCCAAAAGCCAAATGCCCTTTATTTGAAAAGACTGTTCTTGATGCCTTTTTTGGTGATGAAGAAATGGCTAATTTTTTCCGTCGTTTAATGGGCTACGCGATTCTAGGCAACCCTGTTGAAAACCTAATGATCATTCCTTTCGGGGATGGTGCCAACGGTAAATCAACTGTATTCACAACAATATCCAAAGCTCTTGGCGATTATTCAACTACTACTCCGGCAGAGACTTTCTTAGGTGATGCCAAAGCATCGGCGGGCGGTGCGCGTGAGGATATTTTACGTTTACGTGGTTCCCGCTTTGTCTATGTCGGTGAACCGGAAGAAAACAAAGAGCTGAAAGAAAATCTCGTTAAAACCATAACGGGTGGCGAGAAGCTTAGCGCACGCGGTCTTTATTCTAGACACACAGTCGAGTTTTCGCCCACTTGGACGGTTGTGATGCCTACGAACCACAAGCCAATCATTAAAGGAAGCGACCATGGTATATGGCGGCGTTTAATGATGGTCCCTTTTGAACGTAACTACGATAACGACAAGACGCTTGTTAAAGACCCTTTTCTAGCAACGAAGTTGCTTAATGAATTACCGGGTGTTTTAGCTTGGCTTGTGCGTGGGGCAATTGAATATCAGCAAGAAGGTTTAAACCCGCCTGAAAAGACGAAAAAAGCACGTGACGAATACCGCGATGAAATGGACCTGTTGAAAGACTGGATTAGCGAATGTTGTGAAGTTGGGGACCCTGAAACGGTTTCTGAGTTGTCCTCAAAGCTTTGGGAAAGTTGGCAAGAGTACGCTTCTAAAAAAGGTGAATTGCGGTACATACCGACTTCAAGAAGTTTGGGACGGCGTTTGAGTTCAAAGTTCAAAACAGCAAAAGGCGCAAATGGTGCGAGAAAAATGCTCGGTATTCGTGTGCGAGTTTCTGCAGATTCAGATTTGTTTGAGGACGAAAGCGGTAAGCAGTAGAGGTTGAACACGTAGTTTTTTGTGTATACGCAAATTTCTGCGTGTTTGTAGGTGAAAAGGTTTCGGTTTTAGTGGCGTTAAGGCGTTTAAGTGGCATTTTTCTATAAGTTTCTATTTATATATATAGGACTTTCCCTGAAAAACATAAATAAACGCCTTAACGCCACTCCAAAGACAAAAACGCAAAAATTAACGACTTGGAGGAGCGCGCCCATGCCTGTTTTGGCTTTTCTCCCTGAATTTGTAGTGAAAGACAAAGTAAAGCGTAGCTCTGAACCAAAAGTTACAGAGGAAGACGTGAAAAACATTCGAGCGCTACATAAATCGGGCATGTCTTATAGACAACTTGGTCATAAATATGAAATTTCCCACGAAATGTGCCGACGTATTTGCGTGGGGTATTGCTATAAGGAGGTTTTCTAATGGCTTTACGTGGAAAACAAAAGATATTCGTACATGAATACCTGAAAGATTTAAACGCAACGCAAGCTGCAATTCGTGCAGGGTATTCTGCAAAAACTGCGTATTCAATTGGCGAAGAGAACTTGAGGAAACCTGAAATTCAAAAAGCCATTAAAGAAGCCCAAGAACAACGCATTAAACGCCTAAATGTAGATGCAGATTACGTATTGCATCGGCTCGTTGAAATCGACCAAATGGACGTCCTTGACATCATGAACGATGACCTTTCGCTTAAACCAATCAGCGAATGGCCTCCTATCTGGCGTCAATACATTTCGGGCTTAGACAACATGGAAGAGTTTGACGGACGTGGTGATGACCGAACAATGATTGGTTATCTACGCAAAATTAAATGGCCTGACAAAGTTAAGAACCTTGAGCTATTAGGCAAGCACATTTCAATCGGCGCGTTCAAAGATCGTGTAGAACTTGGCAACGACCCAGAAAACCCGCTAACCGATCCAAAAGCAGCAAGCACACAGTTAAGCCTTCTTGCCAAGTTGAAAAAGGCTAAGGCTAAAAAGGAGAAAGGCGATGGAAATTAACGGCAAAACAGTTCCATTTACCGCGACCCACTACCATTGGCATTCACGCGAGTTTTTAAGGATAGGTAAACATGGTTACGCTCAATGCCTTATCAATGGCAAGCACTGGGTTGATTGCGGCAATTTGACAAATGCCCAATTGGTTGCGGGTGAACACAGAACAATTATGAAGTTGTTCAAAACAGGCTTGTCACGTGACATATGCAATATGCGCCTTTTCTTCATTGGTTCAACATATCGGATTGGGTGATTGCATGACCAACGATGACGAACTACTCGCATTAATTGCGGATATGAGCGAATCGGAAATTGAGCAATTTATTAATTCGCTTGATGAAGATGAACGTGCAGTTATCAGCAGGATTCTTGCAAATGCGCCTGTATGGTTCCCGCTTGAAGGTCCGCAAATGGCTGCTTACACATCGGATGCTGACATTATCGGTTACGGCGGTGCAGCAGGTGGGGGCAAGACTGACTTGATTGCAGGCTTGTCACTCAATGTCCATAAACGCGTGCTGATTGTACGGCGCGAGAAGGCACAGACAGACGGCATTGTGCAACGTATCGAAGAGATCGTAGGGCACAAGAACGGGTACAACACGCAAAAGTCAGCATGGCGCTTTGACAATGGCCGTCTCTTAGAGTTCGGCGGCCTTGACAACATGGGCGATGAGAAACGTTGGCAGGGTCGTGCACATGACTTGAAGGCATTGGATGAAGCAACAGAAATCCGTGAGTCACAAGCAATGTTCGTAATGGGTTGGAATCGTACTAGCGACCCAACGATAAAACCAAAGTGCCTTTTGACATTTAACCCGCCTACTACAGCCGAAGGCCGTTGGGTTTTAGATTTCTTTGCACCTTGGATTAAGAAAGGGTACCCGAACCCTGCACAGCCGGGCGAATTGCGTTGGTTCGCACGTATCGGCGGCAAAGATCAAGAAGTTGAGAGCAATAGTCCCTTTGTACTTATTGACGATCAAATTGTTTATGACTTTGACCCGAAAGACTATAAGCCCGAACTCATCATTAAACCTAAATCACGCACGTTCATTCCTGCACGTGTGACGGACAACAAGTACTACATGGAAACAGGCTACATGAGTACCTTGCAAGCATTGCCTGAACCTTTGAGGTCACAAATGTTATACGGCGATTTCGGTGCGGGTATTGAAGACGACCCTTGGCAAGTTATTCCTACAGAATGGGTTGAAGCGGCTCAAGCACGTTGGAAACCACTTGAAGACATGCGCATTTTGCATCGTGGAGATTTCAAGATGGATTCTTACGGATTGGACGTTGCACGTGGCGGTGGCGATAACACGATCGGATTTCCGCGTTACGGTTATTGGTACGACAACCCGAACGTACTTGAAGGCAAAGACTCACCAGATGGACCAACAAGCGCATCGTTTGCTGTCTCACATGTTCGCGACCATGCGCCCATTCATGTCGATGTCATTGGCGTTGGTGCAAGTACATACGATTTCTTAAAGCAATCAGGCATTCATGTTGTGCCTGTAGACGTACGCAATGCGGCAACTGCATTCGACCGTTCAGGCCAACTTAGTTTTTACAACCTGCGTTCACAACTTTGGTGGCAGTTCCGCGAAGCATTAGACCCTGCATACGGCAGTACAGTTGCTTTGCCGCCTGAACCAAAGCTTTTAGCAGATTTAACGGCGCCACGTTGGGGATTGCAGGGAACCAAAATCAAAGTGGAATCACGCGAAGAGATTATTAAACGTATTGGCCGAAGCCCCGACTATGGCTCTGCAATTATCAACGCGCAAATCGATACACCTAAACGTCACATCATGCAGTCGATTAATGCTTCTGCCGCTAGACGTGATTATGACCCTTACGCGTAGTGTCAACAGGAAACAGGGCCTTTTCAATGTGCCAATCGCATAATGTCGAAAAAGGCAAAACTAATCGGAGTCCTTCAATGTGCGTGAAAAATATTCTTGACGGCGTAACCAATATTCTTGGGATGGATGCACCAAAGGCGCAAGTCATTGCACCGCCAAAGCAACCAACGCGCCAAGATTCAAAATCTCCTGATTCATCCGCGACCATTGACCGTGTACAGCAAGCACAAAATTCCATGTCTGGTGGTATTGCAAATACGCTTTATACCGATGCTCAAGGCGTGAGTGACGAAGATTTGCGCTTAGGCAAGAAAACTTTATTAGGCGGTTAAGATGACTGAAGACGATATCAGAGCGCTGAAAAAACGGTTTGATGCTGTTTGGCAATTACGTGTAAATGATATGGACGATTATTGTGCCGAATTAGCATTACACGTTTTGCCTGCTGCCATCAAAACGATTAAAGACCAAGAAAAGCATGACCGATCTGCATGGTCCAAAATTGTTGATAACACTGGTAAAGACTCGTTGAAAACCCTTGCAGCGGGTATGGTATCGGGCACTTGTTCGCCAAGTCGTAAATGGTTCACCTTGCAAGCCGCAGATGAATCATTGCAAAAGGATATTGAAGTTCGCCAATGGCTTAAAGCTGTTGAGGATGCTTGTTATGTTGCTTTTTCAAAAAGCAATGTTTATCGAACTGTGCATCATATTTACATGCAAGAAGGCGCTTTCGGCATCGGTGCGGCACTAGCTCCTGAACATGGCCGCAATTCAAAAGCTCAACTCATGGATTTAATACCGCTTACTTTCGGTGAGTTTGCTATCACAACGGACGAGTTTAATAAACCGAACGGCGTTTATCGCAAATTCAAATTAACCTCTATCAACATGGTTAAATATTTTGGATTGGATAATGTTTCGGATGCTATTAAGAGTGCGTTTGAAAATAAAAACTACGAACAAGAGTTTGAAGTTTGCCATGCAATTTATGAACGAGTAGATGCAAAAGGGTATGGACCTAAAAACATGCCTTTCGCTTCAATTTACTATGAACCAAGTTCATCAAATAAATTGCTACGCGAAAGTGGCTTAATGAGTTTTCAGGTTATTTGCGGACGTTGGACTGTTTCAAGTAGTGATGTGTACGGTGAAGGCCCTGCAAGCGATTGTATTGGTGATTTACGTGCATTACAGAAAGGTCATCAACAAATTGCAGTAGGTGTGGACTATCAAGTTCGACCGCCTTTGCTTTTACCTGATTACTTGAAAGGTCATGAGCGTGAGACATTGCCAAACGGTATTGCGTTTTACCAAGCGTCACCAACGAGCCAAGTTGCACAAGTTCAAGCAATGTTGAATGTGCAATTCGATTTGAACGGTGTTATGGCGCAGATTGCACAATGTCAAGAGCGTGTTAAACGCGCATTTCATACAGATTTGTTCATGATGCTTGATGCTTTTGATAAAGGCAAAATGACCGCTACAGAAGTATATGAACGCAAATCTGAAAAGATGCTCATGCTTGGTCCGGTAGTAGAACGTCAAATTGATGAATTATTGCGTCCACTCGTTGAAATCTGCGTTGAGCGTGTATTAGCAAACAGTGAATACCTACGTCAAATTGCACCAGAAGCGATTCAAAACGCTGATGTCGAAATCAATTTCGTATCCATACTTGCACTTGCACAGAAATCTTCTGGCTCGGCAATTCTTGAACGTGCCCTTGCTATGATTGGGCAAGTAGCCCAAGTTGACCCCCAAGTACTCGATAAAGTTGATACAGATAAATTTATGGATGAATACGCGGAGATTAACGGCGTATCGCCTGATATTTTCCGTCCTCAACGTATCGTTGACCAAATCCGTAGTGACCGTGCAGCACAACAACAAATTGCACAGCAACAAGCCCTTGCTGCCCAACAAGCACAAACGCAAAACACTAACGCCAATACGGTTAAGACTGTAAGCGATACAGATGCAGAAACTTTGTCTGACATGTTCTTGCAAGGCGGTGGTGCATGAGTGATTTAGAAACCAAAGCTAAAGAAAATAAGAGCGAGCGTGACCAGGAACTAAATGACCTACGCTCAATCTTGGAAACCGAACACGGTAAACGTTTTCTAATGCGCTTAATCGATCGGGCAAGCATATTCCAACCCACCTATGGCGGCGGGTCACAAATCAGTGATTTTGCTTTCATGGAAGGCCGCCGAGAGTTTGGTCTATACATTCTTGGTGAAATCACACAAGCCAATTCAGATGCATGGTTAGACATGCAAAAACAACGATTTTCAAAACTTAAAGAGAAGGTGAACCATGAGCGAAGTGACAACAACTACGACAGCAACTGATGCAGCAACTACCGCTACTACAACGGATACACCTGCTGTAACTACAACTGCTACTGAAACAGGTGGAGGCAATCCTGCTACAACTCAGGTTGAAACCACACCTACTACAAGCACTACTACAGAAAATACTGAAACAAAGCCTGAAGTTTTATTAGGTGGTGAAGAACCGCCTGCAGAACAACCAATTCAATACACAGATTTCACTATGCCTGAAGGGTACTCTCTGAATCCAGAAGATTCAAAAACCCTTCAGGAACTTGGGCAGCAGTTCAAAATGCCGCAAGAAGCGGTGCAAAAACTTGTCGATTTAGGCGTGCAAATGCAACAACGACAAGCGCAGGAACAGCAAAAAGTGATTGCTTCTTGGGTTGATGCAGCTAAAGCGGACCCTGAATACGGCGGGGAAAAATTGAAGGATAACCTGTTGACAGCACAACGCGCCTTCAGCTTACCACGTGGCGCTGAAATCTCTAAGATTCTCTTTAAGAGCGGACTCGGTAACCATCCCGCTGTAATTGGCTTTATGACAGAAGTTGGTAAGTTGTTAGAAGGTGACAACATGACACATGGCAATGGGACAAATACTGCAAGTACCAGTCTGGGAAAACTTTGGTATGGCGATAAATAACTAACAGAGGGCTGAATATGTCTGTAATCGCACAATTACAACCAACCTTAATGGATTTAGCTGCACGCTACGGACAAACGCCCGAAAGTGCAGTAATTGAAATCCTTAGCGCAAGTAATGAATTACTTGATGATATGGTCTGGGTTGAAGCAAATGACGGGACCGGTCATAAAACAACGGTTCGCACAGGTTTGCCAAAAGGCGCTTGGCGTTTACTGAATTACGGTGTACCTGCTGAAAAAGCAGCTACCGCAGCAATTCGTGATACATGCGGTTTGCTTGAATCATATTCCGAAGTTGATAAGCAACTTTACGATATGGAACAAAATCCGCAGGAATGGCGTGCAAGCGAAGATGCAGCTTTTGTGGAAGGTATGTCACAAACAATGGGTGAAACCCTAATTTATGGTAATGCTCGTGATACTCCTGCTGCATTTACTGGTTTTGCACCTCGTTTCAATGATATTTCTCAAACAAATCCCGCGAATAAGCGAAATATTTTAGATGCGGGCGGTACAGGTAACAACAATACTTCAATTTGGTTTGTTGTTTGGCATAAAGATACCGTTCACGGAATTTATCCGAAAGGAACCAAAGCAGGTTTACAAATCCGTAACCTTGGTGAAGTAACAGATAAAGATCAAAACGGGTTAATGCATCAAGTTCTACGTACACATTTCGTCTGGAATGCGGGTGTCACAGTTCGTGATTGGCGCGCTGTAGTTCGTATTGCAAACATTGATGTTGCTGCTCTTACGAAAGATGCGAGCGCAGGTGCCGATTTGTTTGACTTATTGGCCCAAGCTGCTGAATTGTTGCCGCGAAAAACAAGTGGTCGCGTTGCCATTTACGCCAACCGCACTATCTCATCATTCCTGCGTCGTCAAAGTGTTAACAACAAAAACGTGCGTATCACTGTAGAAGAACAGGGCGGACGTAGCGTTACTAAGTTCGACGGCATGCCTATTCGTCGCGTTGACGCGATTCTAAACACTGAATCTCGTGTGGTTTAAGGAGTAGTTTAGCTATGCTTATTGATAAATTATTAGTGATGTCGCTAGATCAGGCAATTACTGCTACAGCGACATCTACAGACACACTTGATTTGCAGAAGGCTTCGACAAGTGTAAACCGTTTACCTGTTCTAGTACGTGGTAAAAACCTAGCTCCAACTACGGCAACCATTACTGTGCAGCTTCAACAATCTAGTGACAACGTTTCTTGGGAAACTATCGAAACTTCTCGTGCTTATACAGGCGCTGAACTTAATTCAGGTGTTATTGGTGAAGTGATACTACCTGTAAAACCTAAGCGTTACGTGCGTTTGAACTATTCGGTTGGTAGTGGGCCATTCACAGCGGGAACTGTGTTTTCACACATTTCTGATAGTCGTGATGTTAACGCTGCTTATCCTGTTTATGCAGGGGCTTAATCATGGAATATAAGCAAGTTCGAGCGAATCAAAAAGGGTTCTATAACGATCGATTAATTCAAGAAGGCGAAGTTTTTTCTGTTCCAGAAGAAGAAACTGCACTTTGGTTTGATGATGTTGAGCCTAAACAGCCTGAATCTAAAAATCCTTTTTCATCAATGAATAAGGAAGCGCTAACTCAAATTGCCGTTGAAAAAGGCATTCAGTTATCAGGGGCTGAAACAAAAGCGCAAATTATTGAGCTTTTAACAGCTGAGTAATTAATAAGGGCCCGTATTAGTACGGGCTTTTACCACAAAGCAAACGTAGCTAAAGGTTCATAAAAATGTCTGAAGAACAAATCGAAAAACAGATTCAAGCAAAAGGATTAAATGCCCCGCGCATAACACCTGATCAGCTTGATTCAAAAATCAAGAATGTTTACTACCATTCACCACTAGCAAATGTTGATCCTAAACAAGCTATGGATGAAAAGACCTACCAAGCATTGCGCTGTTTAACCTTTTGCACAATCGTTTTAGAGAATGGCTTTACTGTTACTGGTGAAAGCGCATGTGTAGCCCCTGAAAACTTTGATCCGTTCATCGGCCAAGAAGTAGCGTATAAAAACGCCCGTGAAAAAATTTGGCAGTTAGAAGGATACTTGTTGAAGGAAAAACTTTATCAAGCTGATTTAGATAAACAGTTCTAAACAGGGTAAAGCCTATGAGATCAATTGTTGATCTTTGCAATTTAGCCCTGTCGCATCTCGCGCAGGGCTATGTTGTAAATGAACTAACCGAACCGACAAAGCATGCAAGATTGTGTAATACCTTTTACCCAATTTGTCGTAGAGAGCTGTTAGACAACGAACATCAATGGACTTTTGCTGTTAAGCGCGTTCGCTTGAATGTCGATGCAGGGAATGAGTTTGGCACGGCGTATGTTCTACCGAGCGACAAGGTCCGTATATTTCAGCTTGAATCAGGCAGCCGATTCTATGTAGAAGGCAATCTTCTATTCACAGAAGATACCGCACCAATCTTACGCTATGTTCACGATGTGAAAGACTTGGCATTAATGCCCGATTCTTTCAAGACCGCTCTATCTTATTTGTTGGCCGCACGAATAGCAGGCCCTTTGACACAGAATGAGCAAAAACAAATCTCCATGATGCAGCTTTATGAAATTGAAAAGAACAAAGCAATTTTCATTGACCTGCAACAACATCGGATTGAAGCACGGCCTGAGCATACAGGCTCAATGTTTGAGGCACGATAAATGCAATATTCGTTTAATGGTGGCGTAATTTCGCCTGACATGTTTGGTCGCATTGATCAGGCGAAATATCAGACTGGTGTAGCTAAATGCAAAAACCTTTATGTCGAACTGTTTGGCGGGGTTGTCTATCGTGCAGGCTTCCGCTACGTACACCATTACCCGAAAACAATGGGCAAAATGCGTTTAATCCGTTTTGTTTTTAGTGAAGAGCAAGCCGTTGTTTTGGCTATTCGTGCAGGCGCTATAAATTTCTTTGCTGACGGCGGTATGCTGCTGAATGAAAACAATGAACCTTTAGAAGTTGCAGTACCGTATGCCGAAGAGCATTTAATGCAACTCCGCTATGCTCAATCTGCGGACGTTGTGACAATAACCCATCCTAACTATCCACCTAGAAAAATTATTCGTAAGAGCGCAACGGAATGGATAACAGAACTGGTTACAGTGGGATATGGCATTAGTACACCGCAAAATGTTGCCGCAACTGCCCATATTGAAGATAAGTATAAACCCGGTGGAAGTATGCACGACTCATACATTGAGCGTGATTATTCTTACCAAGTCACCGCAGTAGATGAACAAAATGAATCTGCTGCATCTTTAAAGGTTGTTGTACAAAACGACTTAACACTAGCGGGGAATTACAACACGATTACATGGGATGCGGTAACAGGTGCGAACCGTTATAACATTTTTAAACTACGATCTGGTTTAGCAAGCTTTATTGGTGAAACAACTGAAACAAGCTTCACAGACGATAATATTGAGACAAACGGTTCAATCACACCGCCATTAATTCGTAATCCTTTTGAATTTTACCCGACCGCAGTTGCATATCACGGGCAGCGAAAAGTGTATGGCGGCGGTTATAAATCGCCCCAATGGATTCGCATGTCGCGTACGGCAACGGATGACAATTTCGGGTACCACATTCCTACTCAAGATACAGATTCAATTCAAATACGGTTTGCTGCCCGCGACGGTAACGGTGTTAAACACCTAGTTACAATGAGTGATTTACTTATTTTGACAAGTGGGGCACTTTGGAAAATGTCAGCGGATGGAGCCGTAACAGCTGCTAGTGTGAATATGAACAAGCAGTACAGTACAGGTGCAAATGATGTGACACCTGTTGAAGTTGACGGCGCTACAATTTTTTCCTCCGATCAAACAGGGCACGTACACGAAATATCATTGGCAAGCGGATACAACGCATCTTTTTATCAAACAATCGACTTATCAATAATGTGCCCACAACTTTTTGATGGGCAAAAAATTATTGATTGTGCATTATTGCGTAACCCTTTGAATATTATATATTTTGTACGTGGCGATGGTGTTTTGCTTTCATTAACATATGAGCCAAAACAACAGGTTTGGGCTTGGGCAGAGCATCACACCAACGGTAAATTTTTATCTATTGCAGAAATACCGGAAGAAGATCAATCTGTTTTATATGCGTTTATTGAGCGTGACGGTTTTTATACCATTGAACGTATGCTTACAAGGCAGCCGTTAGATATGCAGGATAAGTGCTATTTAGATAGCAGCATTCAGTACAAGGGCAATCCTACATCAACTTTAACCGGCTTAGATTGGCTTGAAGGTCAAACAGTATCTGTGTTTGCAGATGGTGGCGTTAAACCCAATGTCAAAGTAGAAAACGGCGCAATTAAACTGCCACGTGAGTTATCTAATATTTGGGTTGGTCTGAATTACGAAGCTGAACTACAAACATTGCCGATTTTTCAAGAACAAAAAAATCCTGTTAAACCTAAAGTCGTGAATAAGGTTCACCTAAGAGTAAGAGAGTCTCAAAACATTTTGGCTGGTGCTAATCAGGATATTGAGGATCGCACACCAATTGATGAGTTTAAACCGCGTAGCAATGAACGCTATGGTAGCCCCCTTAAATTGTATTCGGGTTTGGTAGAAGTACCAGTTGACAGCACTTACGAAAGAGACATTCAAATTACTGTAAAACATGATAAACCTTTACCAATGAAGATATTGGCCCTTGAGGTAGAAATGACATGAGACGAAATAATATTGAAATTCGTAAGCCGACTGAGCGCGATATTCGTATTCTTGTTGAAAACCTGCGTGATGCCGATAAAGACGAAATGAAAGCGTACTTCAATGACAATTTTCATTGGATGATCAAAATGTCTATCAAGCATTCAAGTGATGCTTGGACAGTAGTAGTAAATGGTAAATTGCTTTTTATTTGTGGCGTTGGGATGTCAAGTTTAATTGGCAACGTTGGTTGCCCGTGGTTACTTGGCACGAATTTCATAAAACAATATCCGTTTGAATTTTACAAACAATGCCAAAGTATTTTAAAGGAAATGCGGTCGGAGTATGCCGTTCTTGTAAATCATGTGTATGAAAAAAACGAGAATGCTATACGTTTCTTAAAAAGACTAGGCTTTGATTTAAAAAAAGCAGAACCATACGGCGCGAACAATAAAATGTTCCATCCGTTCGTGATGGGGGCGTTATGACAAATCCATATGCATATGCAGCGGTTAAAGGGGTAGAAGCGCTTTCCAGTTACGCAAAAATGAAGGCGCAAAAACAGGCGTTTAAGCAACAAGAAAAGCTCGCCCTTTACAATGCAACCCTTTCAGATAATCAGGCTCGGCAAGCTATTGAAGATGGTACCAATGCCGTAACTGATTATCAGCGTAACGTTTCGGCCTTTAAATCGAGCCAAATTAACGCCCTTGCGGAGAATGGCATTGATGTAACACAAGGTTCAGCCATTGATTTACTTGCTTCAACAGAGATGCTTGCTCAAGGCGATATTGATTCAATTAAATACAATGCTGCGCTTCAGTCTTGGGGGCACAAGGTTCAAGCCACAAATTACCGCAATCAAGCCGAAAATTATCGTGTTGCTGCGAAGTCCATTAGACCTGTATTAAGCACGATACTAAACCTTAGTGGGGAAGCTGCTGCCGCATTTGGTTCAAGTATGGGTAAAGGCGGTTTAGGGGGCGGGATTGAAAGCGGTTCTGCATCTAGTGGCAGTTCTGACTTTGCTTCAAGCCTTTATGGTATAGGTGGCAGTAATTCGCAAGGCGCGTCATGGCAAAATTATAATTGGAATTGGTTTGGAGCTAGTTAATGCGTATTCCACAATTTAATCGACAAGTTTCTGACAATAGCGTTCCAAATGTACAAGTCAACGGGGGCATGTCAGCAGGCGAAGCGGCAAGCCTAGTTGGTAATAAAACTGATAGCTTAATCGGCGCACTTAATTCAGGTTTGAATGCGTACCAAGCATACCAAGATGAAGCGGACCGCGTACGTGTTATTGATGCCCAAAATAAACTCGCTGAATTAAAACTTCATTTGCAAAATAATGATGTCGATGGGTACGGCAACAAAAAAGGGGTAGATGTAGTAAGTTTTGATGATGGCAACGGTGGAGGGTTTGTAGATTACTATACAAAAGCCTATCAAGACGGTATTGGGCAAATTGCAAATACTTTAGGTAATAGCCGTCAACGTGCCTTGTTTAGAGAAATGTCAGAACGTGACGCGGTGCAGTTCAAAGGCTCATTACAAAATTACTTTGTACGTGAAAATGACGTTTATCAACAAAGCGTTTATTCATCATCAGCAGATCGTTTTATTCGAGAAATAAACGAGAACCCTGGTGACTTCACTAAGATTGATGAGAGCCGTACTAATCTTAAAGCTTCATTAGGTAAATTAATGAATCTTGAAGGAAAGGCAGCGACTGAAGCAGAAAACATTTATCTTAAAAATGTCTCAGTGGCCCACATTACAAACATTAGCGCCTTTGTGGAAAATGGTGATTTAAAAGCAGCACTTGCCTATAAAGATAAATATAAAGACGAGATTTCATTAGCAGATAGCTTTAAGGTAGATCAACGCATTCATCAAAAACTTGAAGATCAGCAAGTCGAATCTTTAGTTAATATGGCCACAACCGGAACACAAGAGGGCAGCAACCCTGCTTTAAACGTTCCCCCGCAAGCATCAGCAAAAATTGCTCAGGAGCTTAAAAGTCTTACACCTGATCAGATGAAAAACATCAAATACAATGATCAACGTTTGGATGTTTACACTGTGCATGCTGCAAAAGAAAAAGGCATGGAATGGGCAGCGCCTTTAATTTTAGGACTAAGATTGGCTGGTGAAAAATCTAATAATAGTGCCGTTTCTGAAAAGGGTGCTAAATCTGTTATGCAGTTTATACCTGATACATGGAAACAGTACAGTAAAGGCGGTCAAAGGGATATTAACAACCCCGCTGATACTATTGACGCTGCTTTTGATTTTATTTCAGACATTAGTAAAAAATATAAAACAAAAGACCCAATGGTTATTGCCGCTTACTATCATGGCGGGGATGAGGATGCAAGAAGGGGATTAGCAGGGGGGCAACCTAAAGGGCCTAGAGGTCGCGCGTATTTAGAACGTATGGATAAGTGGTTAACTAAAGATTTTGGGCAGTACGCAAACAAGCCTGCAAAAACTCGAGAACAAGCACAATCAGAGATTTGGAATAGCAATGCGCCTGTAGAGTTGAAACAAAAAGCCTTAATTTTTACCGATCGGTACTACAATGGGTTGGATAAAGCTAAAGAAGAAAAACAAAACCAAGTATACGATTATTACTTTAAAGGTATTAATTCGGGCCAATTTACTTATGAGCAGATTCCTGTGGTTGATATTAATGCTTTAGAGCCCAATCAGATCAAAAGTTTAGAAGCGGTCAGTAATGCCAAATTTAAAAAGGATATTAAAACTGACCCTACGATTTACAGCATGATAATGCTAAATAAAGATGAGCTTTTCAAAGGAAAACCACAATCAGTTTTGCATCAGTACGCTGATAAATTATCCGCATCAGACTATCGTGCTGTCACAAAAATGTATATTGATGTTAATGCTCCACCAGAAGATGTAAGAAAAGAAGATGCTATTGAAGTTAGCCCTAATACGGTTTCGGATTATTTAAATCCATATTTACCTATGCTTGGTATTACAAATAAGACAAATAAGAATCAGATCGATCATTATGCCGCTGTTCAGGCAGACGTAACACAAACATTGCGTGAAGCTGAAGCTCGAAAAGGAAGCAAGCTGACCAAGGATGAATTTAGTCGAGCTGTTCTTAAAACGATCGGGCTAAATACCAAAATCACAACATCACGTTCTTTGTTTGGGGTGTCGATTGGTAGTTCTGAAAGCACTTTAAATCGCATATACTCTGTTAAAAGCAAAGACGATATTGCTCCTAATACTCAAAAGAAAATTGATGACTTATTTAAAAAACAAGGTCGTGATTTATCAAAAGTAACATTAGCAGAATATCTTAATGCTTATTACTCAATGGCTAGAAGGGGGTTTTAACGGTGAAAAAATTTATTTTGGGGTTGATACTTATATTATCCCCCGTAATTATTTTTGAAATTATCTTAACGGTTTTAGCCTCTTTAGGAATAGCAGATACCCCTACAATAAAGGTTATCGTCGCCGCGGTTTACTCTTTAATATCTGTCCTACTCATTGTTATCGTTTACGAAAATACAAGCCCCGTAAAAAATAGGTTTTTAACGGTTTTATTGGATATTTTAACTGGCAGCGCGTTGTTCTTTTTGGTGCATCCCGCTTGGGTTCCTGTATTCTATTTATTAATAAGTTTGTTCGTACTGTTTTATTGGCACAAAAGGCAAAAAGGCGCGTAATGCGCCTTTATGTTTTAGCGACCACCTTTACGTTGGTCTGCTGCGCGATCTCCACAAGAAGAACCATCTTTGGCATTTTGCCAGCTATGATCACAACTTCCTGCAAAGGTTGCAGAAAAAGGTATAGATAAAGTTAGAATTAACAGAAATTTTTTCATGCATTGTTGCCTATGTTCTGGCTATTAAAGATTAAAATATAACCCAAAAAATAAGATATTAATACGCAATATTTTGCGAATACGTAAAAATTTGCATGTTCATGAAAAATACGCTACATTTTTATCAGGTGCTGAAAACACCTTTACTACAAGCGTTATTGTCACAGCGTCATCGTGGCTTTTGTTTTGTCCTTAAAAAGACAACTCCGATCATGTATACTTCTGTACGTGTTTGATCACGCACATGTTTACTCTATGGTCGGGAGTGCGACGAATAAAATACCTGAAAAGGGAATAAGTCCGCCATACTTGTAGTGGTTTTCAGCTCCTGACCGCCCGTCTGAAAAGCGGGTAAATTCTCATACAAGGAGTAAATTAAAATGTGGTCAGCCATTTTAAAATATGAAAACCCAATTACTTTAGGTTCAATTGTAATTCGCCAAGATAACGAAGGGCGTTTTTGCCTTAACGATTTGCACAAAGCAAGCGGTAATGCGGATAAACACAAAACAGCTAACTTTCTTCGTAATCAACAAACAAAGGATTTAATCGAAGAAATTAAGTCTTCTGCAAATTCGCAACAGGGGTGCTCAATTTTGAGCATCCCCCTAAAAGTAATCAATGACGGTATCCGCAACGGCACCTATGCGGTAAAAGAACTGGTCTATGCATATGCAATGTGGATTAGCCCTTCATTCCATCTTCAAGTTATTCGTGCATACGATGAAATGATTGTTAAGCAATTAGAAAGGGCTCGAAATAATTCTATGGGGATGCTACATATCCCTGAGCCTATTTCACCTGATACAAATCGTTATACCGTAGTTAAAAGAGACGGCGTTACCACTTTACGAGATGCGAAGGACGTATCTTTTGTAAACGCTGCGCATGTTTCTGATTTGCGTCGTGATCTAGGCACAGTAATTCGTGCATTAGAAGAGTTGCGTTATCGAACAAAAATTGTGGATGGTGAGCTCAGCGCCAACGAGTTGGCATTGCCATTAATTTGTGAATTGAGCGAGAATAGTCAGCAATTTGAACGCACAGTTTCAGATGATGAAATTGCAAACATGACTCCGTCTCAGAACAAAAACATGATGAGGGATAAGGTTGCAATCGCTATCTCTATGCTCAAAACAACTTATCATCCCGATGATATTAATAGGATGTGTAAAGAGTTCGGTATCCATCGAGATACAGCAAAACGTATTTTGAGTAAGCTATATCAGCAAGCGACAATGTTGGTAGGTTAATAAGCTGTCAACAGCAAAAGGCAGTCTAACCAATAACAGCATTTAAGATTACAAATAACCGTAGTCTTAAGTGCTTTTATTATGTCTGATCAAAATACAAATCTGACAATTGGTCAATTATTCGAATTAAACCAAGGCAAGAACCCAACGCAAATTGCGGATACAGAAGCCCGTGCGCGTAAGGCTGCACGTTCGTTGGGCTTAGACTATAACAAGATGACAGAAACACCAGAGCAGATCGTTTCTGTTGCGGATGAGGTAAACACTCAAAAGCGCGTTAATGAAGTGGTTGCAAGTGACCCTGTGCTGGGTAAATACGCACTTAACCCAAATCAAGCCGCTGTTTCACTTGACGACTTTGAAAATCTAAAAGACATAAGCGATAAAGTATCGCTATTGGGTTCGAGTTTGAACAAACCGCACGAACCTGTTTCATATCATGACATACAAAATGTTTTGTCTAAAGGAACATCACCAGAACAAAAAAAGAGACTGAAAGAACTAGGTATTTACGAAGACCCTCAAAAGCAGGTCAAGCCGAATGTAAACCCTAATTTATTGGATACGCTAAGTACATCTTTAGTGCCCCAAACATCAGACCAAGTTTTCAAAGAACATTACGACCGCATCAAGAAAACAGCAGGCGTAATGTCTGCCGAACGGTTTAAAAAATACTATGAAAACCAAGTCTATTGGATGGAGCACACGGCGACTGCTGAACCTACCAGTCCACAAGAACAAGGCAATCGATATGTAAATGCAGCTATTCGTGCTGTTGCGGCTATTGGTCAGACAGAAGGCGCAGTAATTAGCGCGACAACAGGAAACGATAGCCTTCTTAACTTGGCAACACGTGTTAAAAATAAAGCTGCCCCATCACAAGAAATGGCGCAAGCGCTTTACCAAGCACAACTTGCAGCACAGACAAATGATGCAGGTGTATTGGGCGCGACACAAGAACTGGTTAGCAATGCTGATGCAGGTTTAGTGGGTGAGTTTTTAATTGAACAATTGCCCCCCGCATTAGTTGGGTACTATGCAGGCGCGGGGGCAGGTGGAGTTTTAACAAATTCACTTATCCGAAATACAGCTAAATATGCGCCTATGGTGATGAACTTAGAAAAAGCGGCTAAGTTAGTACGCGGAGTAACAACCGCAGGTAATGCTGCGCAAGGCGCATTAGGTGCAGGCACGGCCGATGCTCTGGTGTCATATGGGCAGAACATGGCAGAAGCCCGTGAAAAGTTTTTAACCCGCCAAGAACAGATTGATTATGCAGCTGCAAAGACATGGGGTTCAGCCAAATACTCAGCGTTGGGCGGTGCATTAATGCCCGTAACTTTTGGCGGCCCTTTGCGTACTGTAGGCGGTCAAGCTGTCATTCAATCTGCTGCGGGCATGTATTCCGTTAAAGGTGCGGCTGATGCGGTTGGTGAAAAAGCCGACCCTGTAGAAATGGCATTAGAAGGTTTGTTAGAAGTTGCAACCGCTGCGCCTGAAGTAGCAATTACATCTGCGGCCAAAGTTAAAAACCAACGCACAGCACAATTTGCATTAGACCAATTGCGACAAGATCAACAGCAAGATGCTGTTCGTTCAAGTACGTTTGCAGCTGTACTTAACAACCTTATTGACCGCAACAAAGAAAGCAAGACAGCACAACGTGATGACTCTGCAAGCCAAGCATTTATCAAACAGGCAGTTGAAGAACACGGCGCGGTTGAAGAAGTTTATATAGATGGTCAGACTTTCAACCAGTTATTACGTGACCGTAATATTGAGCCAACCGATTTATTTGAACGTGCGCCAAGTCTGCAAGATCAGTTGGGTACCGCGGAAACATTTAACGGCACTGTACAGATACCAGTAAATGAATTTGTTTCTGCAATGTCGGTTATTGAGCGTCCAACAGATTTTGTCGAGAACGTTCGTTCAAGCCCGGACATGCCAACTTATCGCGAAGCTCAAGAGAACCTTGCAAAAACAACGGAACAAATGCAGCAAGAAGCCGATACATATATGGCTGAGCAAGCCCGTTTTGAAAGTGCTGAAGATGCAAAAGAGTTGGTAGCAACAGAAGTACAAAACCAATTGGCTAAAGTCGGAACATTTACGGCTAAATACAATCGTGCAGCGGGTGAATTAACTTCAGCTTTCTACTCAACGTTAGGCGATAAACTTGGGATTTCAGCAAAAGAAGCTTTTGACCGTTACCCAATTCGTATTGCTGATGAGCCGACCACGGATAAAGGAATTTCATTTAATCAAAGTGCTAACCCTGAACAAACAATCTCAGTAGATGATTTTGCTAAGAGCATTAAAAAACAATATGGAATTGAATTAAGTCTAAAAGGTAGCCCATCAAGTAATGTTCTTTCATTGCATAAAATTGTTGTGCCTGAAGCTATGCGCAATCAAGGTAATGGCACTAAAGCAATGCAGGATATTATTAGCTATGCTGACTCGCAAAATAAAACAATCGCACTTACTCCAAGTTCTGATTTCGGCGGCAACAAAAGCAGACTTACAAGTTTTTATAAAAAACTCGGCTTTGTTGAAAACAAAGGCCGCAATAAAGATTATGAAATTTCAGAAAGTATGTACCGTTCACCAAATGGTCGTAAATATAATCAAGCGAATGGCGGTACACGCGGTTCTATTACTTTCAGCATTGGTCAAGATGGCTCAACAATCGTATTAAGCAAAAATGCTGATTTCTCAACCTTTGTGCATGAGCTTGGGCATCATTTCTTAGAAATGAATATGCAACTCGCCCTAAGTCCTGATGCGCCCGCACAAGTCCGCGCGGATATGGAAACGGTAATGAAGTGGGCTTCACCAGAAACAACTGATCTGGGCGAATGGGACTTTTTCACCGATGCAGAAAAAACAGAAGTACACGAAAAATTTGCAGAAACTTTTGAACAGTATGTTTTTACGGGTAAAGCACCAAGCGCGGCATTAAAGCAAGTTTTCAACCGATTCAGACAATTCATGATTGCCGTGTACCGGAACATTGAAAAGTTTATGGGCATCAATGACCGTGCAGAATTGAATGCGGATATCACAGGTGTAATGGACCGTATGCTTGCATCATCAAGTGCAATTGCTGAAGCACAAGCTGCATCAAATCTTGAAATGCTAATTCATCAAGATGATGCAATGCGCCTTGGTATTTCGCCAAAAGATTATGACGAAATGCGCCAAGATCATGAAATTGCTACAGAATTATCTATAAATACTTTAGAGCAGAAATCCCTGCGCAATATGATTTGGTACCAAAAGCAGAAGTCTAAGTATCTGAAAACATTGCAAAAAGAAGCAGATAAAAAACGCGCTACCGTTCGCGAAGATATGGCAAAAGAAATTGCACAAGAACCTGTATATCAGGCTATGGCATTTCTACGTCAACCGCTTGACCAAGTTGCTAAGCGCGACTCAACCAAGGTTGAGCCTGAACGCGACAATCTATTTGAAGCGATTGCTAAATTCGGCGGGCTTGATGCCAATGAAGTAGAAAGCACTTGGGGCATTGATGAAGCTGCTAAAACCAAATCGGGCGTAGGCAATAAGCCTGTTGTACGTTCTTCAAAGTCAAAAGTAAAAGGCCTGTCAATCGAATCAATGGCTGAAAAGCTTAGTGAAGAAGGGTATTTAACTTTAGATGAGCACGGCAAATTTGATACCCGAGAACTTGAAGATAAATTTGCGGAACAGTTGCGCGGCGTTAATCAATATTCTAATCAAGTTGATCCTGAGTTACTGGACTATGCGCAAGATATGGATTTGCTGCAACGCTATGCAGAGGGTCGCACAACCAAAGGCAAGTTATCACTAGATTGGATTGAAGCCAAGTACGGAAGAGACAGCAATATTTATCAAAGCATTTCTAAAGGCGCTTATGGGTTTGCACAGCGCGGAGGTGAAAACCCTGATGTCGTTGCTGAAATGTTTGGCTATGAAAGCGGCGATGCATTGATTCGCGACCTGCTTAATTCACCGAGTCCTAAGCAAAAAATTGATGAGCTCACCGATGCGCGTATGGCTGTTCAATATTCTGAATTTTTCGATCAACAAAGCATTATAGAAGCAGTCGAAGCCGCATTACACAATGATGTTCGTGCGCGTATGCTTTCAGCTGAAATGGCTGCACTAAACGGTTTACTTGGCCGCAAGTCTGCTTTGAATGAAGCCGCAAAGACAGTTGCTCAAGACATTGTGCAACGTCAAAAAATTAAAGATATTCGACCGCATGTACGTGCACAAGATGATGCTCGTTTAGGGCGTATGGCAAATGAAGCATTTAGAAAGGGGGAGACGGTAGAAGCTGCACGCCATAAGCGCAATCAGTTGGTTCAGTTCTATGCAACCAAATACAGTTATGATGCAAAAGACCAGATTCAAAAACATCTTGATTTAGTCAAAAAGGTTTTTGGAAATAATGAGAAATTATCTAAAAACCGTGACTTTGATTTTGTGACCGCTGCCCGTGGCATTTTGGGCAAATATGATCTTGGTCGCGAATCAACAAATTACGAGCATCAACTAGAATTGATTCGTAAATACGACCCGACCACTTATGCTGAAATCCAAAACATAGGCGCATTGCCTGAAAACCAAAACTATCGTGAATTAACGCTTGAGCAATTTAATGCCGTTATGTCGGCAGTCGAAACGCTTTGGCATCGATCTAAAGAAAATAAGATTTGGCATACAACCAATGAAGCTTTTGAACGTGAACAGGTCCGTGAAGAACTAATACAGCAATCAAGCGGTAAGAAAAGTATTGAGAAGATTCAGCAAAATCTACTCGGCAAAAACAAGACTGCCGAACTCAAAGCAAAATTCATGGAATTAGGTGCTTCAGCTAAACGCGTTGACCAGGTGGTGACTTGGTTAGATGGTGGGCCAAGTGGGAAATTCCGCACTTATTTAATCAACCCTATGCAAGATGCTTTGGCTAAATACAGAACTGAAAAGGCTAAAATGCTTAAAGAAGTGGTCGATACATTTGAAGGTTTCGGCAAGTTAGATAATTCAAAAATCGCTGCACCTGAATTAAATAACTTTACCTTCGTTGGTAAACAATCCCTACTGCATGCAATCTTGCATACAGGTAACATGAGCAACAAAGAGCGTTTAGTTTTGGGGTATGGGTGGGGCGCACGTTTAGAGGACGGCTCTGTTGATTTTAGTGCTTGGGATAAGTTCTTTAATCGCATGCTTAACGAAAATGTGATTACCAAAAACGATATGGATACCATCCAAAAACTTTGGAATCTATTTGATAACTACAAAGAGCAAGCGCAAATCACACATAAGAAAATTAACGGTCGATATTTTGATGAATTACCACGTACACCTATTAGCACACCATTTGGAGAATATGAAGGCGGCTATGTGCCGGCTGCTTATGACCGTATGCGCTCAAATGAGCAAGACCGTATTCAAGATAAAAACCTAGCTGAAAATAACTTACAAGCATTAGACATCGCAACCACTGGCGCGAATTTTACAAAGTCACGTGCAGATCGGTACCACGATCAACTTGAATTGGATATGTCGCGTTTACCTAGCCATTTAGATAAAGAATTGCGCTACATCCATCTTGAATTACAAATTCGTCAAATCGGGCGTTTATTGCTGAATAAAGATTTTAGAAACGAAATTGAGCGAGTAATGCCGTTTGGGGTTAAGCAAGTCTTTAACCCTTGGCTTAAAGCAATTGCGAGTCAACGTGTAGATGAACCTTCTCGTTTTGTACTGCTAGATAATATTTTCCGTACTTTGCGTCGGAACACTGGCATTGCGATTATGGCAGGTAACTTAAAAAATGCTGTTGAGCAGTTCACAGGATTTACACAGGTTGCCGTTGCAGTGCCCCCAAAACAATTACTTAAAGCGCAGGCGCATTACTTTGCATCAGTTGCTACACGCGCAGATATGGCAAGCAACATTATGGAAATGTCAGACTTCATGAAAACACGTTTTGACCGTGCAGCAGATGAATATCGTTATGCCGTAGATGAAATCGTTTTTCAGAAGGGCGCAATTCAAACAGTGAAAGACTTCACTATGAAACATGCCTATGTTTTACAGACAACGATTCAACGCCCAATGGAAATGATTTCTTGGCAAGCAGCATTTAACCATTACACAGAGCAGGGAATGGGGCAATATGATGCTGTACACGCAGCCGATGCGGTGATTCGTCAATATATGACAGATATGTCGCCAGAGGGAATATCAAATGTAGAACGCGGAACGCCTGCACATCGAATGTTTTTAATGTTCTATAACTGGTTCAATATGGTATGGAATACAACAAGCTCAGAAGCCAAGTTAGCACTAGAAGCAAGTAACGGTTCATGGGTTCAGGCCTCACCAAGATTGGCTTATGTTGCTTTAATGATGATTTCCATACCTTCATTGTTATCTGAATTATTAAGTGTGATCTTTGCTGGCGGCATAAAGGATGAAGATGATGACGATAATAAATGGGACGACCTTTCTGCAAGACTTGCGTTATCCCAATTAAAAATGCTTGCGGCGTTTGCTCCTTATGCAGGAAACGCATTAAATGCCTTTGTTGCTAATACTGATAAAAATGTGATGAATGATCGTTATACAGCCTCACCAATATTTAGCATGTATGAAAGTGCAACCGCTTTGGTTAAACATGCAAGCCGAGCATTGGATGAAGACAAAGAGGTTAACCAAGCTAAAGCCGCAAAAGACCTAATGAACACAGCAACCCTTGCAACAGGTATTCCATTTGCTGTTTTAGGTAAACCTTTTGGGTACTGGTTAGATGTAGCTCAAGGTAAGAAAGATGCCCCAGACAGCATTTATGATGCTACTCGAGGAACAATCACAGGGAAGCATGCACCAAAGGATTGATCTGTTGACACCGCTCGACCTGTAACCATCCTATTATTGGTAAGCTTACTTAAAATTGGCTGTAGAGAATACGGCCTTTTTTATTGGTGAGTTTATGACAGTTCAAGTTACCGACCGGCTCAGCCAGCTATATGTTGGGAACGGGGCTAACACACGCTTTGATTTCATTTTTAGAGTTTTTGATCAAGAAGACGAGACGGGTGTAGCTGTCAGAGTAAAGGTCGGCAATGATTTTGAATTTCTCGATGAATCAAAATATTCGGTTACGGCTAACCAAGATAACTTGGGTGGATATGTAACTTTTAATGAAGCTCCTAGCAATCAAACATACTTTTATGTTGCTGGTAAAACACCTGTAGATCAGCTTCTTGATATTACAAATTACGATAATTTCTACCCTGATGCGTTGGAAAGAGCATTAGATAAAATTACTGCTATTTTGCAAGAATGGAACCATTTAGTAGATTTTGAAACACAAGCACGAATTCTTGCGGATATTGCATATGACGATCTAGCCAAGGAACGAGAGGCAGATTTAAAAGCGTATATCGATGGTATCGCAAGCGCTATTACTGGAAGACCTGTTTTGGGTCTGCCTTCGGAATTTGTTGTAGATGGTAATGATACCCAAAAGCAGATTAATGACAAGTCAGTTCGCAATTTTGAGTCTATTGCTGATTTATTGACTTATACGCCAAGAAATGATGGGCAAGTCGTCTATGTAAAGGGGTATCATGCTCCTACTAATTTTGCATTAGCACAACCCTATAAAGGGGGTGGGCATCGTACTTTCGTTGAATCACGAAGAAATGAAAACGACGGCTTCTTATGTATTAATGGATGGGTATTGCAGATTGAGAATAATACCGTTACTCCTGAACAGGCTGGGTGCCATGGTGACAATACCCATGATGACTACGCACAGCTACAAAAAGTTTTAAAATCAGAGTTAAAAGTTGAATGTGATGCTTTTGCGAATTACAGAATTAGTAAGCCAGTTGAGATGTTCACAGGTCAAAAAATCAAAGGAAATGGCGCAAAGATCACGAAATATTCATCGAGTACAACAGGAATAACAGGACGCACAGATCCTGCGGGTAATCCGTACAATTACGACCAAGACTGTGCGGTTGTGTTTGCAGCTTGGTATGGTTGGTACAGCTACATTGACATTGAAAATTTGACAATTGTAAAAGAAAAAGTGAATGGTGAAGATGTTGGAAAAGTCTTTTTTGCACCATATATCAGCATGTCAACACTAAAAAGCGTAGTAGTGAAAGGTGGTGAACACGGCTTTTTTGGTGAAGATTTATGGATGATGAACTGGAATAGATGTGAAGCATACTCAAAAGAAGGATTTCACATCATGACCGGTACATCAAACACATTCAATACGTGTTGGTCAAAAGAAACAAAGGCGGGCTATTCAGCGTTTAGGCTTCATAATCTAACGTACTCAGCACTAATCAACTGCTGCGCTGAGCATGTTGGGGAAGATGGTGCACCTGCGGACGCTGCTTACCACATTACAAATTCAGACTTGAAAATGATCGGATGTGGAATAGAAGGCATCCATGCCTATAATCTAATTAGAGCGGGGTACTCGTGGATTACAATTGATAATCCTAGCTTTATTTATGGTATTAATAATAAATATCGTCATGAAACATATACAGGTTTAATTGATATTGACCACTCGGATAGCGTTGTGTCATTGAAGGGTGGTCGAATCACTTCGATTAATTCAGAAGTGTTTGCAGATGCGGTGAGGGTTAATGGCGGTACATTTAACTACGAAAGTCCACTTTGGGTTGGGGTTGGTTTTCCTGACGACACCTCTGATTTTAAAATTAGAGTTTCAAATTGGGCAGCCATTTTAGATTTAAGCAGTTTCACTGGTCGTAAATACACATACAATGGCCGTGCTCAAACATGGATTAATAAAACTCCGACGCAGTTCAATGGCGGCATTATGTTGAACGATCTGGGTGCAATGAATTTAAAAGATATCCGAAAGCATGCATATTTTGGTTCACAAGGTTCGGGTGCGCGCGGAAGTATTGCTAATGGTTACCCTGTGGATGGTTTTGGTGGTGTAGTATTAAATTTTGCATCTGGTGATGATGGTGTTTACACAAATGCAGTGCAGTTAGCATTACCAGTGAATACTAATACTCCGTATTTCAGACGCGCGGGCTGGTCTGAGGGTTTCACGACATGGTTTAAATTTCTAACTTCAGGTAATACGGCTATAGATGCTAATGGTTTTATCAAAGCAGCATCACCCATTGTTAAGCTTTACGCAGATAAAATTGAATTAAATGACGAAGCTGCACAGCAGACCATTACTTTTGAAAAAGTTTCCCTTGGCAGCTATCTGGTAAAAGGATCATTAGGGTTCGCAACAGAAGGTTGGTACATTGAGACACCGAAGGATGCGAATGGCAATATCTTATTTGCAGTGCAATACAAGCAACTTGAAAATAATGATATTGAAGTAAAAACTTTTAAGAAAAAGTTTGATTTTGAAAGTGCTTCAATTGTTGCGGATTTATCCAATCCTGTTGATATCCCTTTAAACAGATGGATCGATTTGCGCTTAAAAGTAGCGCCAAAGCCTGAATTGATTGAATCGACGATCTGATACTGACCACACATAAAAGGCCCTGATCAATTCAGGGCTTTTTACTGTCAACAGAAAACGATACTTAAATTAAACCAGTCCATAAAATAATGAAAACATTAGATTGGTGGCAAAAATGAACGACCCTTTAACAATTAAATCCTTACCTTGGTTTATCAAGATTTGGGCGGCGGTGATGGGCGGCATTTTTGCGCTCATGTTAAGTGGCGATATCGATGTTGAAGGAAAGATAAAAATCAACATTGGTGTAATCATCAAATTCGCAATTAGCGTTTCTATCAGCTTGTACGGCGGTTCAGCATTTATTGAATATCAGGATTGGGGGCATTTCTCGCACATGGCCCAAGGGTTTGTAATGTTGATATTCGCGGTATTTGGGATGTTGCTTATTGGCATTTGGTATCAGGCAATCCAATTACTAAAAGGTAAAACAATTAGTGAATTGATCTTTGAAATTAAAGAAGCGTTCAAAGCCATATTCAAGTAGGAGAGTGCAAATGTCAGTAGATAAATATATTGATGACCTTATCAAACGTGAAGGTGGTTATGTAAACAACCCTAACGACCGTGGTGGCGCCACTAATTATGGAATTACTGAAGCCGTTGCACGGGTAAACGGTTGGAAGGGTCCAATGCGTGATTTGCCTTTGGATTTGGCAAAGCAAATTTATAAACAGCAATATTGGATTAATCCGCGTTTTGACCAGGTTAATACCTTATCTCCTTTAATTGCTGAAGAGTTGCTTGATACTGGTGTTAACTGCGGCGTAGCTTTTGCAAAGCCTTTATTACAACGTGCGTTGAATCTATTGAATAACCAAGGTAAAGGCGGTTGGCCCGATCTAGCCGTTGATGGTATTTATGGTTCAGCTACGTTAGGGGCTTTAAAAATCTTTCTTGCCAAACGTGGTAAAGATGGGGAGAAGGTGATGCTTAAGGTACTGAATATTATGCAGGGCCAACGTTATATTGAAATATGCGAACGCAATCCCACGCAAGAGCAATTCTTTTATGGATGGATTAGCAACCGGATCGCATAAAGTGATTTTGTGTAAGAGAACCAAGCTAGCAACTTTTATTACTCTACTGTGCATTCTGTTTTCAGGATGCACAGCGCATTCAATCAATAACAATATTCAAGTATCATTATGCGTAAAGGCACTTTGAGTTTTTAAAATGGCGCAAGTAATGATTATGGTTATGGAGGCAGGCAAGGCTGAGCATACATGCAACTTGCTTGCTGACATAAACAAAAATGGTGAAGTAACTAAGCTCTATGATTATAACGGCAATGAATTAAAAATTAACTTTTTGCAAAACCAAGTCTATTACAACAAAACTTGGTGGCAATTTACCAAGAAACAAGATATTTAAAATAAAGCCCCTAAGTAGGGACTTCTTATTATGCGGCGTTTAGCATTTTGGCAATTTCCGATGCGGTCGGATTGTAATAGGTATTAACCAATACACTAATAGTTTTGTGTCCTGTGATTTTGGCAAGAATCTCAACAGGCAAACGATAGTCATGAACAAAGCGCGTGATTGCCTCATGTCTTGAATCGTGAAAAGTAATAACCCCATCTAACCCAACACGGCGTAAATTACGCTGCCAAATAAGTCTAAATGCATTAGATGTGAGCGGTACCATACGATTATCGTTTGGATCGTCTGGCAACCAAGAAAGCATTTCTTTTGCTTTAGCTGTTAGGGGGACATCACGAGCTGAGCCGTTTTTGGTGTCTAAGAGTCGGATAAAGTCGGTAAAGATTAGTGACTTTTGTACACTTAGAATTTCGCCTTTACGCATTGCTGTTTCAAGGGCGAATAGAAACGACCACGCAACGCGGTGCCTTGGCTGTGTGGGCGTTTTACCCCATTCATAATCCAAGCCTTTAATTACTGTATCAATATGGTCCTGATTAACACGTTGATGTCTTGGTGGAGGTGCTGAAGGTTTTGTAATTTCCTTGAATGGATTTTCTTTAGTTAAAAATAGTTCTTTTCGTGCAAAGTCAAAAACTGAACTGTACATTGCCATTTCTCTAATTACAGTTGCGCCTTTAACTTGCTTCAATCTTTTATCACGCCATTGTTTAACTAAAGCAGGGGTTAAATTGTGTATAGACTCATCTGCTAGTTCGCCCCAATTTTTCTTTAAACATTTGAGCATTTGCACAATTAAACGGGCGCTTTTCATTTTGCGGCCTTCATCCTGATAATACATATCAAAGAGGGCTTGAAAAGAAATATGGATTTTTTCAGGTTCTGAGGTTGGCTGTTCAGATTGTAATTCTAATAGTTTGGTTGCTGCCCACTGTTCGCATTCGCTAGCAGTGTCACGAGTGGCAGCGTAGCGCTTGCCCTTAAAACGAACTTCAATACGCCAAGCGTTGCCGCGACGGGTCGGTTTCTGCATTTTTAACACTCCAAATTTCATGGTGGCGCACTGCCGTCAAAAATTGAAGATGTACAAATGACACCCACTTTTTTGGCGGCGGCACGGAAATATAAAGCGTTTTTTAATGTGAAATATGACTATTTTGAATAGTCATAGCTGACCTATCGACAATAAAAAACAAGCCAAAAGATTACTAGAATCTTTCAGCTTATTGATTTTTAACAACAAATTTTGGAGCGGGAAACGAGACTCGAACTCGCGACCCCAACCTTGGCAAGGTTATGCTCTACCAACTGAGCTATTCCCGCAATGTGAGCACATTATAGAGTGTTTCATTAAACTGTCAACACTCTTGTGATCTAATTGAACGTTTAATCAGCACGACGCCAAACTGTACCTTGACGGGTGTCTTCGAGAACTACACCTTGCTCAAGTAAAGACTGACGAATAGCATCTGCCTTCGCAAAGTCTTTAGCTTTTTTAGCATCAACACGTTGTTGAATAAAATCTTCAATTTCAGCATCAGACAATGCAAGCGCTTCTTGTCCAATATCTGATTTTAAGAAATCATCTACATTGTGTTGTACCAAACCTAAAATGTTGGTGAGGTAACGTAATGTCGAATAAAGCACAGTCGCTTGGTCAGCTTGCTCTTCTTTTACAGCACGGTTTAACTCTTTGTTGAGTTCAAACAATACAGCCATTGCTTCGGCAGTGTTGAAATCGTCACACATGGCGTTGTTAAAACGTTCAATAAAGCCTTGATCAAGCGTTTCAGTTGTCGTTTGACCATATACTTGTTGATAAGCTTTAAATGAATGGTAGAAACGAGTTAAAGAAGTTTTTGCTTCTTTAAGCGCTACATCAGAGAAGTTCACTGGGCTACGGTAGTGTGAAGACACAATAAAATAGCGGATCACTTCAGGGTGGAACTTCTCCATCACGTCACGAATCGTAAAGAAGTTGCCTAAAGACTTAGACATCTTTTCGCCATCAACGTTAATAAAGCCAACATGCATCCAGTAATTCACATACTGCTCACCAGTTGAGGCTTCACTTTGTGCAATTTCATTTTCATGGTGTGGGAACATTAAATCTGAACCACCACCATGAATGTCAAAGTGGTTACCTAGGCAGCAAGTTGACATTGCAGAACATTCGATGTGCCAACCCGGACGGCCATTACCCCAAGGGGATGCCCAAGACGGTTCATTTTCTTTGGCACGTTTCCAAAGCACAAAGTCAAAAGGATGTTTCTTTTCAACTTCTACATCGACACGCTCACTCGCGCCAGCTTGCATGTCATCAAGCTTACGACCAGAGAGGCGACCATACTTTTCAAATTTGGTGACTTCAAAATAAACATCGCCGTTTGAAGCAGGGTAAGCAGCGCCTTTATTGACCAGATTGCCAATCATGTTTTGCATCTGGTCGATATATTCAGTCGCTTTCGGTGCTTCATCTGGCGCTAAACAGCCTAAGTTCGCTGCATCTTCATTCATAGCGTCGATGAAACGAGTGGTGAGCTGTTGAATCGTTTCACCATTTTCATTCGCACGTTTGATGATTTTGTCGTCAATGTCGGTAATGTTGCGAATGTAGCGAACTTTCCAGCCTTGACTACGCAAGAAACGGATAATGTAGTCAAATGCAACCATAACTCGAGCATGCCCGATATGACAGTAGTCGTAAACGGTCATACCGCAGACGTACATATCGATGTGACCTTCTTTGCGAGGTACAAATTCAACTTTTTTTCGTTGCTCAGAGTTATATAAAACAAACGGTTGCAT